AAGACTTGCGATTACAATATAGATCATGTTAAAGTAGTATATGCAAACAAGATTCCAACAACTTGGGATTATCCTGTGCCTTTACTTATTTCAATGGTTGAAATGATGTACGGTGGTAAACGCATGGATTGGCTTAACAGAGCAGAAAAGATTGCGTACTGCACGACTACTAAATTAAGAGAAAATGAGTAGTGTCAATTGAAATTAAAAAATCATTTTGTCATCTGTGTCTTGCTGAATGTGGCATTAACGTAACAGTTGAAAATAATCGTATTATTAAAGTTGCACCTGACTTCAATGATCCGGTTAGTCAAGGTTATGTATGCGAAAAATCCCAACAATTAATCGAATTCCAATCTAGTCCTGACCGTATTACTAGTCCATTGAAAAAAGTAAATGATGAATTTATCCCTGTCACGTGGGAGCAAGCCATTGATGAAATAGCAACTGATATTAAGCCACATTTAAATAGTATTTTGTACATGGCGCCGCTTAGTCCATCGTATAATGCAACTACGCTATATAATTACGAACTAATGGCAAAGTTAGGGGTGCAGTATGCAACTAATGTTTTATCATTTGAGAAAGCATACACTTATGTAACTCAACAATTATTTTTTAAAGCGGGCGTTGTGCCAAATAAACAAAAAGCACAGACACTTATTGTTATTGGACAAAATCCCTGGGTAACACAACATTATCCACGAGCTAGAAAAATACTTAATGATATTAAAAACAATACTGCACGGACACTTATTGTAATAGACCCGGTCACTACAGAAACAGCCAATATAGCAGATATACATGCTAAGATTGCCCCTGGCACAGACGCCTGGTTATTAACTGCTATTATTAAGAAATTAATAATAGACAAGGCAATTAACACTGAATTTATAGCGACGCATACTAGTAAGTTTGATAAAGTAAATCAACATTTTGCTAAAGTAAACTTAGCTGACTGTTTATCTATATGCAATATATCACATCACCAATTAACTACTATAGTTAATACAATAAAAGATAGCGAGTCGGTTGCAGTTGATTCAGGCAATGGTATTTGCCATAGTATGTTTCCGTTTGCTAATAATTACCTAATTATATTGTTATATATGTTAACCGGTAATTACCAAAAACCAAACGCAATGGAGTCGATGAATTCTGTATTAACATACATGGACCATTATCTTCCTAATTTGAAAACTCCTACAACTAATAAACCGCAGCATAACGGAATTATTTCTGGTTCATTAGTAACAGATAATTTAAATTTCGGATGTGTTATAATCGATAATTCAAATCCAGTCAACCGAGTGCCTAATGCAACAAGATTTAAATCACAACTAGAAAAAGTTCCACTGGTGATTGTGTTAGATAGTTTTATGACAGCAAGCGCAAAACTAGCAGACTATATATTGCCTACTCCGACGTTCCTAGAACGGTACGAATGTGTGAATGCATTTCATGCTGAAAATGGTATGCTACAATTAAGCAGACCTGTGCTTACCAAGTCTTATACAAAATCCACTAATGAAATATATGAGTTACTTTTAGCAAAACTAAATTTGTTGCCAGAAATTAAAAATAAAGAAATTGATACTGTTAAGTTTTATACTGATCTGATTGCAATGTTTGATAAACGTATTCCTGAAGTTTATTATATATTGCGCAATACCATTGGATTAAATTACCAAACACCTTTATTGGCTATAGTATGGTGGGAATTATTTCGACATAATCTTAGTATCAATTCCGATACAGCATTTGAATTAACAACCACTCAGATTAATCAACTTAACGATATTGGAAGAGTTGATATTAATACAACTACTCAACAAACACATCAAATTGACTTAGCACCATCATTTTTGTTATCAACATTAAAGTTGCCCGAGCAGAGAATACAAAACTCAAATTACAAATTTGTATTGCAATGTGGGATTAGACAAAAGACAACAATGAATGAAGTTATTAAATCAAATGCTGACCCTATAATAGAGATAGCAGACGTAGATGCAATCAAATTAGGTATAGCAGATAATGAGCAAGTAATATTAGAAACAGAATTGACATCAATGACAATAGCATGTAAACTAGTTAGTAATAGTCAACAAGGCTTATTACGCATAGCAAATCATCCTATTATTAATCAGTTAACAAATGATAATAATATTGATTATTTAAGCCCGCAATACAAATTTGTATTTGCAAACATTAGGAAAATTAATGGCAACATGTAAAATTATAATTAAAGATGAAGTTAACTGTAAGTTAGAAGGACTTGAACTTACAGAGCGCAAATATCTAGCCAATAAGTTTAAGTATGAAATCCCGGGCGCACGTTATCTACCAAGTGTACGTCTTGGTCGCTGGGATGGCAAGGTAGCATATTTCCAATTGGGCGGTAGCACGTACACTAACTTGCTGGCCGACATGCTGGCCTACATTGATGAACGTGGTTACGATATTGAGCTAGAAGATTTACGTGACTATCAAACACAGTTTGCATTTACACAGGTGACAGAGCAAACGTTTGCGCACAAAGTATGGCCAGCTAAACATCCAATAGCGGGTCAGCCGGTTGTACTACGGGATTATCAAATTGAGATTATTAACAAGTTCCTTGAGAACCCACAATGCTTACAAGAAATTGCAACAGGCGCAGGTAAGACATTAATTACTGCGGCACTAAGCTATAGCTGTGAGCAATATGGTCGCACTGTAGTAATTGTACCAAACAAATCATTAGTAACACAAACAGAAGCAGACTACATTAACTTGGGCTTAGACGTTGGTGTTTACTTTGGTGATAGAAAAGAGTTTGGACACACTCATACTATTTGTACATGGCAAAGTCTAAACATCCTACTTAAAAATACCAAAGCACACGAAGCCGACATTACCATTATGGAATTTTTGGAAGGTGTTGTTTGTGTAATGGTTGACGAAGTACACATGGCTAAAGCAGATGCACTTAAAACTTTACTTACTAGTGTAATGGCACACATTCCGATTCGGTGGGGATTAACGGGTACAATACCTAAAGAAATGTACGAGTTTATGGCATTAAAGTGTTCATTAGGCGACGTTATTGGGCGGTTAAGCGCAAGTGAATTACAAGACCAGGGTGTGCTTGCTAACTGTCACGTGAACGTTGTACAGCTAATCGATCACGTTGAATACAAGGATTATCAAAGCGAGTTAAAATATCTATTAGAGACCGACGCACGTATTGATTATATAAGTAAAATGATAGAGCGTATCAGATTAACTGGCAATACACTTGTCTTAGTTGATCGCATCGCCCCAGGCAAAGCATTGGTTGACTTAGTCAAAGATGCTGTGTTTGTATCAGGAGGAACAAAAGCAAATGACAGAAAAGACAGTTATGATGAATTTGCGACCAGTGACAACTTTGTTGCTGTTGCCACTTATGGGGTTGCTGCTGTTGGTATCAATATTCCTCGCGTTTTTAACCTTGTGCTCATTGAGCCTGGTAAGAGCTTTGTTAGGGTCATCCAGAGTATCGGGCGTGGCATTCGTAAAGCGGAAGACAAAGACTTCGTTCAAATCTGGGACGTAACGTCGACCTGTAAGTTTGCCAAACGGCATCTCACAGTCAGAAAGAAATTCTATACAGAAGCAAACTATCCCTACGCAGTAGAAAAAACAGAATGGAAATAACTCAGGAAAATACATGCATATACTAACCTTAGAAAACACAGCGTACGAAATGAACGAAATCCCGGATGAAGTAGAGGATTTGCGCTTTGCTATTTTAGATAACAGTGACCCAAAGAATCCAGATTACTTCTTTATCCCACTAATCTTTTTAGAATCATTTAATAGCCCTGCACTTGTATTAAACATCGGCGGCAATATGGTAAAGATGCCAGTTGATTGGCAAGTACTAATTGGCGAATCAGACATCGGAGATTTAGAAGTAATACCATTAACAAGTATCAATGATAGAGGCTTTAGTGTATTTGGATTCAATCCTATATCGAGCTTTAAGCCAGAGTTCTTCCCAATTGAAATTGTAGATATCTACCAGGATGTTAAATGGTACTTCCCAAAACTTAAACCAGGGCAAATGCTTGCAGTGCCAATTGAATCAGGTGATAAGCCACTATGCGCATACTTTGTTAAGGACATTTCGAGACAAAGTGAAATTGTAGACTACTCAAAGATCTGGTAATATGATACATAAGAGAGCATGGCGGCTATGGGCTAAAGCACTCGGTGAAAAAGCCGGAACAACAGATAGAGAAGCAGATAGAGTTGCACTGATACGCACTATAATTGTAATAACATACCTGCTAACTAACTTTACTATTATTGCAGGTGTATTGCGACATTGGAATGGATAATATGACAACTAAACTTAATCCTAGTGTAATAACAGATGATATGATGTACGAAGGCGCGGACTTATTGGGTGCGTTTGTGCCAACTGCTGAAATTGATGCATGGGCATCAGATAACAAGCGTCAAATACTTAAACATCATGAAGAAATGATGGAACGTTCCATGTGGGAAAAGATTCGCCAGACAGCTAAAACAAATATTGCTTTACAAGCCGCCCTTGATCATGTTATAATGATATATAAGTTAAGCAAGGAATATAAAGATGGCATTTAACGCTAAACAATTTAAAGTAAAGAAGAAACGTGCAGTAGACCCAAATGCGCCACCACGCCCTAACTTGCTTTCGCATGAAAAGCGCATGAAAGAATCACAAGCAGCATTTGAAGAACTGTATCGCAAAGTACATCAACAAGATGAATTTATTGCAAGTTTAAAAACAAAGTTACAATTCTTAGAGAACACAGTGAATTACATGGCAAACAAACTAAGAGGCGGCAAGTGAGTTCAAGTTTACAAATCAATGATGAGATGGCAGCATATGATCGCAAAGATCGTGCTTACTACGATAACTTTACAGCAGAAGATTTAAAGAAGTTTAGCACATATTTGATGTTACGTTATGGTGCAAGTGTTACAGGGTCTGCTGATTTACAAGCATACTATGTAATGGCTGTGAATGAACGAGTAAACAAAAACTTCTTTGACTTAAACAAACATCCAAAGTTACAATGGTTGATGTGTACAACTGTAAGCCCAGGTATGGGCAGGCAAAGTCATTATTGGCAAGGTACTAAGAAGAAAGAAGGCAATAGCAAAGCATCGAAGTTTCTCGCTAAACTATATCCCACGCTTAGAGAAGACGAGATTGATGTACTTGTTGCAATCAATGATATTAAAAGTCTTAAACTGCTCGGACAGAAAATGGGCATGGATGATAAGACCATTAAGAAAGAGCTGGAATGAGTACATTATTAATCAATGGTTGTAGTTATGCTCATGCGTGGGATTCTATTTGGGATGGTTCGCCTATTATCCAAAATTTTAATAAAACAACGGAATTAGGTACTAAATTAGGATTTGATCAAACAGTTAATTTGGGTTACCAAGGCGGCAGTAATAAAAGAACCTTTCGGACCACAATGGAATATATATTAGAAAACGATTCTGTAGAGTTTGTAATTCTAATGTTAACATTTTGGGGAAGAGATGAAGGTCCGTGGGCAGAATCAATCCCGATTGAAGGTCCGTGGATATCACATAACACAACTATTGCTACAGGAACTTTAGAGCATCACAATCGCAAATTAACTATTCCACTCAAAACTTTGCAACAGTATTTAGATCTACAACGACTAGTTGACTTCGATGCGTCCCATCACTGTGATACATTGATAACAGATTTGTTATGTTTAATAGGGTGGCTTAAATCTAGAAATATTAAATATTGTATATTTGGTGCATGTGATATGGAATATAGTCGGCATACGTTGTCTCCAATTAAACAAAGAGAGTTACTAACTGACCCAGGGGTAATTAATATATTCGAATGGAGTAGTAATAAATTTTTATACGAAAGCGGCGCACGATATAATAT